CAAGAGGGGATTGTTAGCCATTGGGATATGGCCAACCTAAAGAATAATAAATTGGTGGGGACCTGGGCCGAAGGAATAAAACTAAACAAAGATCTTATATCACCTTCATTTAATCAATTAAACCTGGTGGCGCTGGACACTTTTCTTGCCCGGACCACGGCCGGAATGAATTTAAGCGAAAGAGTCTGGAATCTAACCAATGGAGCGAAAGATCAACTGGAACTTTATCTCGCTTCGGGGATATCTACCGGAAGAAGCGCGGCAGAGATTGCAGGGGATATTAAACAATATTTAAACGAGCCGAACAGGTTATTCAGAAGGGTTAGGCAAGATGAGAAACTTGTTTTAAGCAAGGCGGCCAGAGGCTACCATCCGGGAGCGGGGATTTACAGGAGTTCTTACAAAAACGCTTTAAGGCTTGCCAAAAATGAAATAAACATGGCTTATAGAATGAGCGATTACCTTAGAAGGCAGCAATTGCCGTTTGTTACCGGGATTGAGGTTCATTTATCGGCTTCCCATCCCCGGCTTGATATGTGCGATGATCTGGCAGGTAAATACCCGAAGGGCTTTATATTCATGACCTGGCACGTGGGCTGTTTATGTTATACAACCTCAATTATGCTGAACGAAAAGGATTCTCTTAAATTCATGAAGACCGGGAAGATCCCCAAATCAAAGTATATTCCGAAGATTCCCAAAAGGGCGGCGAATTGGATAAAACTGAATGCTAAAACGATAGCGGGATATAAGAATACACCATATTTTATAAGAGATAACTTTACGGCGGACTTTAAGCTAAAAGACAGCATAACACAAATAACCATGCCCAAAATCGGAATTATTGAACCGGCCAGGCCCGGATTTATACCCACGAGGGTAACCGGAAGAGAAAAACAATTAATGGAAATAAAGGAATTTAACAAAAAATATGCCAATGCGAAAATAGAACATTGTATAGCAGTCGACAAAGAAGGAAATATAGTATTTGAAAAATCTGGAGTTAGGAATCAGATAAATTTCACAGCGAGAGATTTCGACCAAATGAATGTCGATAATATGCTATTTACACATAATCATCCTTCCGGGAGCAGTTTCTCCGGAGATGATCTCAACATGTTAGGAGCATACAAAAGAGGGACCGAAGTAAGGGCAGTGGGGACTAAATATGAATATAGTGCTAAAATAATAGATAATGCAAAATTCCCACATTCCGGGGCTGCAGTAAAAGACTTTTATAGGATAGAAAATAGCATATTACAAAATAAATACCAGACAATATACGAAAGAGAACGTATCAGATTACTAAGTACTGGGGTAGATTATGACGAAGCGATAAAACTTGCGTCAAGGGTAACAAGTCAGAAACATACCCATGAGGCAATGGAAATATTTGCCAGAAAATACGGCATAGAATATAAAAGGTGGTTGAATAAATAATGGCCAAAAGAAAAAAAGATAAAAACAAAAATCCTTATTTAAAACCTGATGGCGGTCTGGATCTTATTGAAAAATTTCCAGGTATTGATTTTATGATTTACGAAGAGGAAAGAATTAAAAAACAAAAAAGGAGGAATAAAATGCCATTAATGAAGTGTAGAAAAGATGATAAACCAGGCTGGAAATATGGGGATAGCGGCGCTTGTTATACCTATACTGCCGGCAATAAAAAATCCGAATCGGCAGCTAAATTGAAAGCAATTAAACAAGGCTTTATTATTGCCAAAAGTAGTGGCGAGAAATTTAAGCCATAAAAGGAGAAATAAATGAAAAAGATAGGCTTTGTGTGCCTGGCGGGGCTTGACCAATTCATAGATCAGATAATTAAAGGATTGTCAGGCGATTACACCATCAGGAAGTTTATAATCAGGACCCAACAGGAAATTTATGATGCAATCGATTGGGCCGATATTGTCTGGTTCGAATGGTGCAATCAGGCGACCATTGTAGGAACTAATTACGAAGAGATTGAAGGTAAAAAAGTTATAATTAGACTTCATAGTTATGAAGTATTCTCGGATTTTCCCAAACAGATTAATTGGCCTATGGTAAGTAAATTGATTCTGGTGGCTCCGCATATCAGGGAAATTCTGAAAATATTTATCCCGGACATTGAAAAGAAAGTTAAAATAGAAATCGCTTTTAATGGAATTGATCTGAATTCTATCAAATTTAGAGAAATACAACCTGGACATAATATAGCCTGGGTTGGATTCATTAATTACAAGAAGAATCCTCAAATGGCCTTACAGATATTGAAGAAATTAACTGAAGGACTTTATAATGCTGATAAAAGATATACATTGCACGTAGCAGGTTCTTTTCAGGATTTAAGATATAAAATATACTTGGAGTATATGGTCAAGGAAATGAGGCTGCAGGATAATGTAAAATTCTACGGCTGGATTGATGATATGGAGAAATTCTGGGAAGATAAAAATTACCTGCTCCATACCTCGATACATGAAAGTTTCGGATATGGTATTTTTGAGGCTATGGCCAGGGGAATAAAACCTATTATACATAATTTTAGAGGAGCCAAAGAATTATACCCTAAATATGCTATTTTTAATACAATCGAGGGAGCAGTAAATATTATAACTAATGAAAATTATTACTCGAAATCTTACAGAAATTGGATTATAGATAAAGGATGGACACTTAAAAACCAGTTAAGACAAATTAAAGATATTATAAAAGAGGATTAAAATGCCATCAGGTAGGCCCAATATAATCAGTCCGGTAATCGATTTAATAATGAGAATCAACCCGGATTCTATCCTTGACGTAGGCTCCGGTTTCGGAAAATGGGGATTCCTGTTAAGGGAATATCTCGAGGTCTGGCAGGGGCGGTTATATCCGGAAGATTGGAAAAAACGAATAGACGCAATAGAAATCTTTAAGGAATATACTAAACTGCCCTGGTATACTATAATTTATAATAATATTTACAATCAGGACATAACTAAAAACGATGGAATATTAGTGAATTATGATCTGGTATTATTAATGGACGTTATCGAACATATGAAAAAAGAAAAAGGGCTTGAAATACTTAAAAAGGCCAGGTATTGGATAGTATCGACCCCCAATTATGTCAGCGGACAGGGCATAATGTTTGGCAACGAATATGAAGCCCACATAAGCCTATGGTCGCAAGATGACTTTAAAAAAAGTGTAATTATAGGCGGTAGATGGATAATAGGCTACCAATTACCTTAATAGCATAGGGGATTCAAAAGGAGAAGCACCCCACATTTAGATTTAGGGGTATCCTGAAGGATTGAAGAAGTTTTATTTAAAATGAATATTTAGGGGGTGATAGGATTATTTTATTGTTGACTTGTAAAAAATAAAAAAATGTTGTAATATAAATAAAGAAAAAAATAAGTAAATAGAGCTCCAATTCAGAGAGCCAGTTTTGAGAATGTAAAAAACATTCTTGGCTGGCTCTTTTTTTATTAAGAAATAAAAAATATAAGGATAAACAATGGCAACTAAAAAAGAATATGAAATTGAATATGCAATGGATACTCTATTAAAAGCCGAAGATATAAAAAAAGATAAAAAATTAATGACCGGAATAGCAAAAATGCTGAATAAAAAACAAAAAAACATAGCTGATATATTAAGAAATTCGGCTCTTAAAGTAAGTAAAAAATAAAATTAATAAGGTAAATAGATGCCAATACTTGAGCATAATTTAGAGACTTTATATCGTGGTGACAGCAGGGAATATAATCTTACTTTTACCAATAGTAATGGTGAATCGATCAATATCACCGATTGGAAAATTTATTTTACCATAAAATTAAGTTGTATAGACGGTGATAATAAAGCAGTTATAAAAAAAGATATAACTATCCATGATGACCCTATAAATGGAAAAACCAAAATTATATTATTGCCTAACGATACTAATGTTATAAAACCTGATAAATATTGGTATGATATCCAAGTTAAAAGAGGAGAAGATAATATATTAACTTTATTACGGGGAAGAATAGAAATCTTAACTGACATCACAAGGAGAATGGATTAATGCCAGATATCAATATACGAATAGACGAGCCAGAACCAATCAATATAAAGATAGACGAGCCAGAACCAATCAATATACAAATTATAGAATCTGAACCTATAAATGTTGTAATTTTTGAAGCGACTCCCACTATGATTGAAGGAATTTTTGAACCGCCAGAAGGTGAAAAGAGAATCACTAAATTATCTATTACAAAAGATCGTAAGGTAGCAATCAAATTTGAAGAATAAATAAAGAAAGGAAGTGTTAAAAAATGACTATCGAAAGAATATTACTAGATCCAGCGGCAGAAAAAAATCCTGTTAGCACGGATGAATTACCAGAAGGGACTACCAACAAGTATGATACCGGAGTTCCACCTGCTGACACTGATGAACTGTCTGAAGGAACGTCTAACAAATACGATACAGGGGTTCCTCCGTCTGACCTTGAGGGACTTCCTGATGGAACAACCCGTAAGGCCATGCTGGCTGCTGAAAAAACAAAGTTGGCAGGGGTAGAGGAAAATGCTAAAGACGATCAGAGCGGAGCCGAGATTAGAGATGCAGTTGTTGCTTTACCTGATTTAGATAGAAAAATTGTTATAACTAATCCTCTATCTGGAGAATATAAGATTGTCGCTGTGCAAGCAGCTGCAAATGAAAAAATAGCATTCGATAAAGATGATGTTCCTATTCCTTAATAAAAAATAAAAAAATGGAGAGGGGAGGATTTTTTATCTTTCTTTCTATACAAAAGGAGAAAATAAAATGGATTTAATAACTCAAATTAAAACTGCTTTGAAGAAAGCGGGGCTTGATGAGGGATTAGCAGAAAAAATTAAGGTGACAGAGGCAAGTCAAATTGAAGCAGAAATCGAAAAGTTAAAAGGGAAAATTGAACTGACCCCGGAACAGCTTGTCGCTGCTGTTAAAGAAGCTGGGCTGGAAGAAAGTTTTAATAAGTACCTGCAGAGCGAGACAGACCGGAGGGTATCGCAAGCCATCACTACCCATGATCTAAAATCAGCAAAAGAAAAGGAAGAAGCAGCAACAAAAGAAAAAGCAGAAGAAAAGAAAAAAAAGGAACAGGAGAATATGAGCGATACCGAAAAGAAAATATCAGATCTAACTGAATCGGTTGGCAAGTTGACTGATTTAGTAAAAGATTTGAGCGGAACGACTGTTAAGACAAAGCGGGAAACTTTAATAAAAGATGCTCTAAAAAAAGCAGATTTAAGCGAAGGATTCTCAAAATATATTACAGTTGATAAAGATGAAGACATTGAAGAAAGTGTAAAAAGTTTAAAGGACGAGGTTCTCGGACTTAAACAGGCCGAAATTGATAAAAAACTTAAAGGCGGAGAAATTCCCATCAAAGGTGAACAGGCAGGTACTTTAAATGAAGAATTAATCGCTAAAGTCGCAAGTGGAAAGGGAGAAACTGAAGGGACTTTTGAAGGCAAGAAATTAATAGAAGAAGAAAAATAATAATTAAATGAGGTGAATAAAATGAGTTTACAAGTAAAAAAAACGGATGAAGGGGCTGTATATGACCCCGTATTTCTACAGATATTAGAAGATATTCCTGGCGGAGTGACTGTAAAGACTGATAGATTTCCTACCAATACCAAAGAAATTAAAAAGGGTGCATTACTAAATGATGGCGGAAGTGGCCTATATAATGTAATCAAAACAGCGAGATTAACCGCTCCGGGGGTTACAAATACTACTATTTTAGCAATTGAACCTACTGACCATTTATTTAAGGTTGGTGAAAATATATTTTTACAAGGAGCAACTGCTGGAACAATTGCCAGATTATCAGCCACCGCTATTGCTGTTGAGGTAGTGCATAATGCAATTGCTTCAGGTGCGGTTTTATATGAAGCTGCTGCTGTTGACACCGCAACTGCTTTATATGCCGCCAGCTGTATTTTAAGAGATACAATAGAGGTAAGGGATGATGAAGGGAATTTACTGGATAATTTATTTGCGGGTGCTGTTGTACGCGGAACCGTAGATGAATCCGAATTACCTTATTTCGTTACAAGCCAACATAAAACCGATTTAACCGATAGGATAAGATTTGCATAAAAAATAAAAAATGAAATAACGAGGTGAAATAAT